GTGGTAAAAAATGGTATGAGAGTACGCGCTGCTGTCACGTCTTATTCCCTGAACGAATATGCAGAAGCGACACTGCAAGAGCTGGTCGCTATGCTGGCTGAAACTCACACCGGCGAACCGGAAGAGCATGAACAGACATTCGATAATCTGACGGATGAAGTGGAGAACGAAGCGAACAATGAAGATGTTTGATGCAGTATACAAATGCCGCTTGTGCGGTGAAGAATTTGTGAAATGCTCTACCAGCGGAGAAGAAAGTAACCGTAACTTTGTAATGAAAATCATGTGCAGAGCGGTTGACTTGAAAGAACCGGAAGAGGTCATGGAACCGACAATCTACGCTTGTCACCCGTGCAAGGATGGGAGTTTTGGCGTTGCTGACTTTCAGGGAATGCGTTTGGAGGGAAAAACAGGGTGAGCAGAAGATACATTCGTATCGGAATCAACGAAACGCTCTGGTTAGGACAGGCACAATGCGTATTGCACCTCATAGACTATGACGCGCTTCGAGAAGATGGATATGAACTGAGCAATAAGGGAGAACAGTTTTTCAATGACTTCTTCCAGCAGGAAATTTTCAGTCAGGAGGATTTTAGACACATGATTGAAAGTGGCCTGAAAGCAAACATAGAGGGTGCGCAGCAGCTTATGGATGCTGTTGAACAGTGCTTTGACCGATTCGATAGAACACACATTGTTACGGCGGAACAAGTGTTGCTGCAATACTGCGGGATGATCGAAGAAGAGGCTAAAGAAGCGGCCCCGGAAATCCACTCGGAAACGGAAAGAAAATGGATAAGCAATCAAGAAGTCATTATCAAGCAGGCGGGCATAATCGAAACTCAAAGAAATATGATTGCAAGCCTGAAAGAAGAAAATGAACACTTGTCTATTGCTTTTGCTGACGAACGAGCTGAAACAAATTCGCTAAGAAAAAAATTGCAGAAGAAAAAGAAGCACCGGTCGCTGGGCGATAGGCTTTTGCAACTTGTCGGGTTTGTGTATTGGATAGTAGATACGATCTGCAATTAAAACAGGAGAATAAACAATGGATGCAGTAAGAAAAGATGTTCGCCGTCTGGTAAACAAGGAGCTGGAAGCAGCAAACAAACGCTTCCCCCAGTTTGCCAGCCCGCACGAGGGACAGAATGTTGTCCGGGAAGAGCTGGAAGAAGCGGAACGGGCGATTGTGCCGCTGAAACTTTACATCGAAACCCGGATGTGGAACATGGTCAAGGCAAACCAGACTGTGCCGAAAGACGATTTCAAAGCCATTCGGGAAGCCGCAGTAAATCTGGCTGTCGAAGCAATTCAGGTGGCAGCAATGGCGAAGAAGTTTGAACACGGCCAGCGGAACAACTGGCCCGGCGCAAGGGAGGATAGTCATGGAGAAGAAAAAGAAAACCGTGCCGGAAGTGGAAACAGTGACAATCACCATGAGCCGACCGGTGGCAGAAGCGGTAAAGACAGCCTGTGAGTGGTATCTGAGATTGCACATGGGTCAGTTCTGGGATATGGCGGACGATCTCTGCATGGAAAAATTTTATTCCGATCTGAAAAACAATGTGTATGAGACGAACGAGCAGCGGGAGAATGCTTTTGACGTTGCCCTGCATCGGCGGAATACCATGCGGGAGGAAATGGAAAAGCTGTATAACCGTTGCGTTCTCCCTGCTCCAATTTCGGATGTGATGAAAATTCCGTACAGAGCAGAAATTGTTTGGCTGGTCATTCGCCACGCGCTGTCATGGCATGATAACCCGGATGGCGTTGCGGGGTGCGTCAGCTATTATTCGCCGCTGAACCGCAGCGATCAGCCACAGCCGAAAATAGAGCTGAAACTGAAAGGCAAAGGTGAAGATCATGGGTAGTGTCTTACAGGCAATCGGCATGATGCCGCTGAAAAAGAACATCCAGCACCCACGGGATGCAGACTGGAAACTGAAAACCTGCCCAGAGTGTGGCCGGGAGTGCTGGTATCAGACCAACAACGCGAAGCTGGTTTTGCAGGTCAACCCGGATATGAAGTTTGTTTGCACGGAATGTGCGCTGAAAGCTGGGAGAAATTGAGATGGAACAGTTTACCAACACGGAAGAGCTGCTTCGGAGAATCCGGGAGAACGTGCCTGAAATTTTGGGCGGCGAAAGTAACCCGGACATGGAAGATGAAGTGGAACAGATCATGTGCGTGGTTGAGAACGCACCGAGGGTCGCCCCGGAGGGGGTGCGCCCGGTGGCGCACATCGTATGGAGAAAACGGCCCAAGCAGTTTGTCGTATATGATCCTGTTCCGACAAACGAGTGTTTGTACGATGGAAAGCCGGTTTATACACAGCGGGTTTTGAAACTCGAAGAATACACAGTGCCGTTTTGCTCTAACTGCGATCACCGTTTGGACGATTGCGCCGGGAGTTTTTGTCCAGTGTGCGGTTCGACTATAGAAGAAAGGCGCAGAACATGAAAAAAGAATGTTCCACCTGTGCATGGCATGACGGCTATACATGGGTGTGCTTCAACGGAAATTCTGAGTACCGGGCGGACTTCACTGACCCGGAAAATACCTGCCCTGCATGGGAAGAAAGGAAAGAGCAAAATGAAAAAACTTGAACCGGCGGAAATCCGCAGACTGGCCGCAATCGCCCTCTGGTGGCTGTGTGTCGGCATTGTGCTGTCAAACCTGCTGTCGGTGCTGCTGCAAAACCTGACAGAGTGGATCATGTCGCTTGTCTGAGCGACCCGCCAAAGCCCATATCTATATTATATAGGAAACCCGTCGTTAAATTGCCGCCCTGACGAGGCGGCAAGGGGCTTGTATACCGTAGATAAACTAAGGGACACACAGAGAGAAGAGCGCGGAGAGATGCGCTTACCTCCGGCGGGGAAAGGGAGTGCAGAGGGAAAACGAGGGCGGCGTTACAGCAGCCTACCGGGATAGAGAGCAAAGGGAACGCGGCCCGGTGTTTCCCCTCTGCATCGTTCCCCCTCTCGTGTTTGTGGCCCATGATTAAGAAAATTCCATGACGTTTGCGGAAAGGAGGACGTGGAGAATATGACCGGCGGCTTTAGAGTTCGGGAACAGAAATTTATCTGCGGTATGAATTATGCCACGGCCCCCTCTATGCAGGTGGACTTCTTCGAGGTGACAGAGCAGCAGCACAAGGCCAGCACCCGGAAAAAGAAAGAGCTTGCCACCAGCATTGCCAAGGAATCGTATAATCTGCGCAAGAGTGGTCGGTATTTGGAACTGCTGGCAAACCGGAACTTCCGGCCCGGTGACTATTCCGTTACATACACCTACAACGAAGAACACCACCCTGCGCCCGGTGATCTGCAACGTGCCGACCGGGATTTTTCCAATGCCATCAAAGCATTGTACCGCATCTGCGACAAAAACGGAATCGAACACCCGAAATGGATCGTGGTTTCGGAATACTGCACGATGGACGGGGACAAGCCGCTGGGCCGTCACCATCATCATGTTATCATGTCCCACCCGGCGGGGCTGACCCGTGAAATGGTTGAAAAGGCATGGGGTAAGCGCGGCAGATCGCGGTGCGAGCCATTGGAGTTTGACCACAACAGCATTGAATCCCTCGCAAAGTACATCACCAAGAATGTGCGCTGCAAACGTCACTGGCGGCAAAGCCGCGGGCTGAAACCGCCGAAGATGCCGCGCCCAAATGACGGAAAAATGAGCCGCACCCGGCTGAAAGACGTTTGCGAGAACCGGCTGGAAGATCGAGACTACTGGGAGAGGATGTACCCCGGCTATACCCTGCACCGGTGCGAGTGCATCATAACCGGCAACGCCACCCGCCACCTGATCGTGCGCCTGTACCGCAAGCCGGAACAGCGGAGGAATAGGAGGAATCAGCCTTGAACCGTTTGACGCTGGACGACCTGCCACCTAGATACCGGGCGCAGGCAGAAGCGCAGATCGCGGCCAGAAGCCGGGGAAAGTGCGCCTTGCCGCAGCCTGTCCCCGCCGCAGTTGCCACCGCTGAAAAAATCGGCATGGACTTTGACAGCCGGGGCGAGTACGAGTATTACATGGGGACGATTCTGCCCAAAGTGCAGACCGGGAAGATCGTGAAAGTGGAGCTGCACCGCACGTTCCTGCTCCTGCCAGAAAAAGAGTACGACGCGGTGAAGCTCCCGGCGGTGCATTATACCCCGGATTTTGTGCTGACCTATGCAGACGGCACGGTTGAAGCCGTCGAAGTGAAATCGAAGTTTGTCCGGCGGCAGCAGCGCGATTACATACACCGTCGCCGGATGTTCATTGACCTTGTGGCCGAGCCGCGGGGCTGGCATTTCATCGAGCATATCACCGCAGACACGGCGGCAGAGGTCAAAGCGTGGAAGAGTCTGGCAAAACAGAAAGGATGAAGAACATGGGAAAATCTATGCCGCCTGTTGAAGTGCGGAAGATGATGTACGAAAAGGCTGTCAACCGCTGCGTGGTCGCAAAGGGCGACACCATGAAGAACATGAAGCTCAACCGGGCCGCTGTGGAGCAGGTGGTGACGTACTGCGCCATCATTGCCGCGCAGAATCTTTTCGACCTTGATCGGGACGGGGTGGAACGCTGGCAGGCAGAGCTTATCCGGCGGAGTGAGGTGTACACGCTGGAAACCAACGTGTACGGCACACCGAAAGCACGGGAAAATCTGCGCAAGCGCACGGCTCCCAAGATGAAAGAGGACTTCACCCTGCCGGTCGAGAAGTGGCCGCGCAAAGAGTGGGAGAGGGTGCAGCTCTATGAACGCCGCGGCGCGGGTGATCTTGTGGCCCGGTTCTTTGTAGAGGTCATGGACGGTCTGGGCTACACCACAGAAGAAATCGCCGCCGCCCTGAAAGAGATACAGGGCAACTTCCGGCAGTTCCTTGAATGGTCGAAAGACGGCGAATATGTGGCCTACTACAAAATGGCCCAGTGCTATGAGCAGGCCACGGGTATAGAAGCGGCAATAGACGAAGAACCCGGCGCGAAGCCGATCTTCGGGAAAGAAATCTGAGAGCTGACAGGCAGGAGGATAAACGCGGATGCAGAAAAAGGACACTGAACAGATTTTGCTCTACTATGGCAAAATCGAGAAGCAGCTTGATAGTGTCAACATGGAGCTGGCCGAGCTGCAAGACCGATACAGCCCGATCAAGGGCCTTGCGATGGATGGGATGCCACATGGCAGCACACCCGGCGACAGCACCGCGTCCCTTGCCGTCAAGCTGGCCGACAACGAAGCATACCAGAACCGGGAAAATGAGCTAATCGTCCGGCGGGTCGTGTTGAAGTCGGATTTACAGGAAATCCGGCAGAAATTAGACCGGCTGAACGATGATTACAAAACGATCCTGAAAGGGCGGTATGTCTACGCCGACCGGTCGTTACAAAAAACGTGGGAAAGCATTGCTATTTCCATCGGCAAAAAGAAGATCACCGCGCAGAGGTGGAAAGACGCGGCTCTGGTCGTTCTGGGCGGGATGTTCGATGAAATTCCCATGATCGAAGAAATCCTCTCCCGCGCGTATGACGCGCGCGATTAAAAGGGCCGGTGTGCTGGGTATACCGGGAAAGTGATAGAAAATCTATCAGAACCGGCAGAAACAGTCGCCCGGACAGCGGGCAATGGAACAGCCCGGAAAGCTGTCTATAAAGGCAAGTTGGTAAAGCTCTATGCGCGTGTGCGATGAACCGCTTCCGCAAATCCTCCGAACCGCTCAGAAAAACAAACTTGCGAATACGCCAAAATAGAACGACCTCGGCGGGTAACTCCGTCGAGGGCGTTAGTTTATATTATCACTCACCAAAACGCACTGTGAAGCCGTCCAGCGGGTCACAGTGATGCTTTTGAAGCATAGCGTTGATCTTCTTGTCCTGTTCGGTGCGATCCGGCGCGGTCACGGTGTAGGGGTGGCCGGGATCGTCCTCGTCATAGACGGCGGTGCAGCCGTGCGGAACAGAGAATGTGCCACGGTTATAGGGGTCAAAGTAAATGTCAAAGTCGAATTTCCGACGCAGGTACTTGTCTAGCATGAAAGAGCTTTTGTCCAGATCGGTGCAGAGCCGATACCCGGCGGGATCGTCAATCCACAAAAGCACGTTGCCGCCAACAAGAGCGCGGGCGGAATCCTCTGAAAGAGTGCCGCTGTACACCTTGCCATTGAACAGGCTGGACAGGATGCCGAACAGCTCTTTTTGTGCCGTGGCGGGAAGCTGCTCGATGCGGTCAACAGCAGTTTCAAAATCTACGCCGTCCAGCTTGTACTTGATTTTGCTGGGATCGTGGATGAAATCACCGGGCATAAGATTAAGCTCCATTGCAAGGCGGTACTGGTGCTTGCAAGGCCGGGTGTGGCTACCGCAAACACAGCCGTTCGGCACGTCCAGCGTGACAACGTAGTTGCCGTGTCTGCTGCTGAAATAGCCGGTCTGACCGTCAATGCAGGTCGGTGTCATGTCGGCTTTGAGGGCGGCAAGGTAGCTTTTGAGCAGCGGGCCGTCCGAAACGGTGGGAATGTGGTTCACCCATTCTGGAACCCTATTTTCGTCGGGGGGGGGTAACATTACGACACATATTTTCACCTCGTTATGTTCTTTTTTGCGTGTGGCCGGGACGTTCTCGGCTGGCGCAAAATATCCACTTCAATGATAGCGCAAAACGCGAATAAAAGCAACAAAACGAGAAAAGAAAATCCCCGGCGGGATGCCCGCAGGGGATGGAAAAAATTCGTGTTCAATTCGTGGGAATCGTGAACGTGATGACCGGGATTCGTTCGGTGACGGTGAATGTATAAGTGCCGGGGCTGGTTTCGTGGCCGGAAACATCGACGTTCTCCGGCGCAAGGTGATGAACGGTGCAGAGCCGCATTTTTGCATCCGCTTCCAGCACCTTTAACCGTTCGGGGGAAGTCGTGCTTTCCTGCTTGAAGTATTCTTTAGTCATTTCTTCCTGCATCTGGTTCAAGAGCTGGCGGACAAATTCGTTGGTTTCGCTGGTCATGTTTCGTTGTCCTCTTTCGGTTCGTTCTTCTTGAAGATGATCTTCGGAACGGTGGGAAGCTCACCCTGCTGTTTCATGTATTCGCTGATCTCGTTCGGCAGACCGACCGGAAAACCGTTTTCATCCAGCGGGCCGTCATAGCCGGAAAAATCTACCACATGAACCGTGGGCGGCTGGCGGAGCGTCTTGTAATACTGGCCGTCGCTGTAATTTACATCGGTTACATGATCCCACCACGCAATGTCGCCGTGTTCGTTCTGGGCGGCTTCCATAGCTGCGCGGGCTTGCTCTTCGGTGAATCCGTCAAAGGTCAGGCGGGAATCGTCGGCAAATTCGGCGACAACACGCCAAGGCGCGAAAAACTGGGCTTCGTTCACAAAAAGACCTCCTTTTTACGCATTTTGTAAAGCATAGTTCAATCTCTGGCACGAAAAATAGAAAATTCGTTGATGAAAGTATAACACAAAAAGCCCCGGCGGGGAACCGGGAGCGGAGATTCAGCGGGCCGGTCGCCGCTGAAAAGTAAAGCCGGGGTTACGTTCGGTCATTCGTGCAACAACCTTGTCCGCCTGATCTTTCGTGAACCGGGGCGCAAAAACTTTGTTCATGCCGCGCCTACCGCCCCACGGGTCGCAGAGGGTGAAATGCTGATCTCCGGGGCCTTTGCAGTAGATGAAGTAGTAAATCGTGCTGGCCGCGGGCATATCGGGGTATCTGCGGGGCGTGGAACGTGCGGCGACATCGACAGAGAACGCGGACAGCATCGCACACCCGAAAAGGTGGGTGCAGCAGTTCGTTTTGCGGTCGAAAATCGCGGCTCCGTCCAGATTGCGCCCGTCTGTGGCATATTCTTTGACCAGATAGGAAATTCGTGTGCGGGCTTCGGCGACGGTGCGGAAACTCATATCTTCATCGGTGAAATCGGCGGAAGCGCAGGTGATAACCTGATACCGGTGGTTCGGATCGTATTCACGCATGGTTTGTATCTCCTTTTCGTTTTGTGGTAGCCTTGCGGCTGGGGCTGGGCTGCTTTACGGTGCAACCCGGCTAGAGTATCCGTTTTATGCGTTGAGCTGTAAAAGCGTGGATTTCGTGGGGATCAGATGCCGTGCGAGGGTGTCCGTGTAACTCGCTTCGCCCTCGTAGCTGTCCACGATCTTCTGCTCTGCCTTGCTCATGTCGTGATAGGATTTCTTGCCGTAGGACGGCGGCAACCATCCTTTCTTCTGGCTGGCGAACAGGTTAAATGACTTCAAAATGTCGTCATTTGAAAACTCAATGTGGCAAGTGCCTTTTTTGTAAAACGTGGCGGTGAAGTAGTGGAATTGCACTTTCTGGCTCTGTCCGGCTTCCCCGGCAGCTTTCAGCGTGGCCCGGAGATCATCACCGTTGTACTTCTTGCCGTTCGTGTCCAGATAGTGCAAGGTGCGTTCAATTCGTGACAGGCAGCTTTCCGCGTTCCAACTGGGTTCAAACCGCCCAGACCAATCGCTGAACGCTTGACACCGGAAAATCACTTTTTTGCCGACTTTGTACGCTTCGTTCGTACACCAGCCGTTGTAGTAGTGGACATTCTTCGAGTATTCGGAATTGTAGTGCAGATTCGTCCAGTCGTCGAACAGTTCCACGATCTCGCTTTCGATGCCCTGCACGATGTTGGCGGACATTTCTTCCCGGATCGTGAGGATGTTGTAAGGGCTGAAATCGTAGTCAACCAGTTCGGAAACGCGGTTGTGATATTCGTCCTGCATCGCTCTGGTTAAGTTGTCCCGGATTTGGGGCAGGTCAAAGAGCTTTTGCCAGTACAAGCCGCGCAAGCTGCGGATCGCTTCGTTATAGCTCTTGTTGAAGTTCAGCACTTCGGTTTCCTTGTCGTCTGCGGTAGCAGCAGAAAACAGGCTCTTGATTCCGTTGTACTCTTCGTAGATACGGCGGATGCCCTCGGCGGCTGCGTTGTACCGTTCCACCGCGGCGGCGATGGGATCAGCAGACACCAGCGCGGCAAGCTGCGGATCGGCTTTCATGTGGTCGGTCATTTCGTTGTTGAGTTCCAACCGGATTTTGCTTACTGGCTCCTTGTCGGGAATGTCAACGGAGATCAACGCCACTTCAACGCGGGCGGCGCGGCGGGCGTTCTTGAAAGCGTCCGGGATGTATTTGATCTGGGCGTTGAGTTCGTTTAGCTTTTGCGCAAGCTCTTTCCGCTCGTTCGTGTAGGGATTGCGGATCGTTTCGGCGTTGAGCAGACAGCGGATTTTGCCGCCGTCTTTCATGATCTCTAAAGCCTTGAGCAAGTGAGCAGCACCGGCGGAAAAAGGTGGGTTCATGATGATCGCCGCGTATTTCTTCGCGGGGCGGAACGTGAGAAAATCGTCATGCACCACGCGGAAACCGTCTTTCTTCAGTTTGGCGCGGAAGTCGCTGGACAGTTCCACACAGTCAAGATCAAACTCTTTCGCCTTGCTCGTGCTGTAACGGTCAAGTTCTCCCGTTTTGGGATCGTGCCGAATATCCGCGACGGCGTGAATCTGGCGGGCCAGTGCGCCGTCACCGGCAGAGGGTTCAAGGATGGGCTGCGGTAGGTGCTTCCAGCCGTATTTTGTGCTTTGCAGACTGTAAGCCATTTCCCACGCGAGATTGTCCGGGGTAGGGTAAAAGTCCCGGCTATCGTTCGGGGTCGTCATGGTTCGTTCTCCTTTTCGTGTTTGATTCACCCCGGCGGGGTGTTGGGATCGGGTCGCTTTACGGTGCGGCCCGTCAAGGTATCCGTTTCACTGCTGGGCTAAAATCGTGCTCAACCATGTGGAAGAATCAGCGCAATCAACCATTTTCGCAAAGTAGCGGCCCGTTACAAGCTGGAACGCATATTGCGTGGTGTAAGTGCCGCTGTACATTTCCCGGCTGCAAAACTCTTCGATGTTGTTCCGGGTGTGCCAGTTGCGCGGCGGCAACACGTTCAGCGCGTTCTCATAGTCCTGTTTAGTGATCTCGACCATTTCCGGGGTGAGCAGCTTTTTCCGCTCAAAGTCCAGCCATTCGCCGTAGGTCATGACGGCATAAGAGCGGGCCTTTTCTTGCGCAAGGCGGCTTTCCCAATATCCCCGGTCGCTTTCGTAGTCGCCGGACTCGATGATCTGGGTGATCCGCTGGATGCTTTCGGCGGTGCTCTTCCGGGCGGCGTTCAACACCTCTTCGGCGGTGCGGGGCGTGGGCCAGCCGGACACGGTGAAAGCGTAGATATGGACGTTGGGAACATCCACAACAACAAGTTCGTTCTTCTCTTCGTTGGCGGTCATGGTATAATCTCCTTTTCGTTTTCGTGATTCACCCCGGCGGGGTGTGGGGCTGGGCTGCTTTGTGCGGTGCAACCCGGCTAGAGTGTCCGCGCTGGAATCATGCCAGCACACCGGCGGCGATGCTTGCAAAGTCGAGCTGTTGGACGCTGGGAACCATTTCGGGGGCGTTGTGCTTGTGGTTGAGTTCATCGAGAGCCATCACAAACGCGGCGGCTTCGCGGTCGCTGCTGATAAAGTCGCAACGGTAATTCGTGAATTGCTGGACAATGGCCGAAAATTCGGGGTCGTTCTTGCTCTTCTGGTCAAACGTCTTGACGGCTTCCCGGTATTCCTTGCTGTCGTTGTCGTCGTGGGTGCGGTAAAAGTTGGAATACCACTTTTCAAAAACCGGCTCTAATTCTTCCATGCTCACGGTGACGGCGGGGGCTTCGTCTGCTGCTTTTTCGGCAGCTTTCCGGGTGGCGGTCGCCTTGCGCCATGCTTCCAGCGTGGCAGCTTGTCCGGCGCGGTCGGTTTCGGGAACGGCCATAAATTCGTGCATTGCCTTGCGTTCTGCCTTTTTGAGTTCGGCAACGTCGGCGGCGGGCTTCTTCGTGGTGCGGGGCTTCTTCGGGGCCGGTTTCGTGGGAAGCGGTTCAACGTGAACAAGTTCGGGAAGTTCGTGGTGCTCTTCAACGATGATCGGCGCGGGGCGGGCGGCTTCGGCGGCTGCTTTTTCGGCGGC